TTTCTGCAATTAAGGATGAGGATAATATGCTGTTTGACGAAGAGAAAATTCTTCAAAAATTTATGCAGCGGTTTCCCCATATTGAGGTTTCTATTGAATTAAAATAGAGAAACCCCTGAAATAAATCCTTGGTAATCTAATTTAATAAGTCGCTCTAGACATTTTTTCTTTATCTTGCTGGTTGGTGTAATAGTTAAATGCATAAGTTAACTTTTTGAATTATCCTTAAACGGTTATAGGTGCTTTAACACCATAAATTAGGAATGCAATATAGATAGAAACCTATTGGTTTCTCTAGTTATCCGCATAAGCGTTTTTGGATTTTTACACCATTCAAAACCGGTTAAAGGATACTAATAATTATTATCGGCATATATGATTGTTTCAATACTGTGTGGCATATTATTTAATATTACATCTTCATCGCAGTATAAAAATATAAGTCCATTAGGTAAATTATCTAACTGTGATATCTTTGTATAGCAACAATATAACATACTAAGATTGATTGGTAAATTATCTAATTGTGAAATGGCATTACCACAACATCTTAATATTCTAAGACTGCTAGGTAAATAATCCAAACTAGCTAATTTATTATCATTACAAAATAATTCAATAAGTCCGGCAGGTAAATAGTCTAAAGCTGTTAAACAATTACCAGTACAATCTAAAAATATAAGGCTAGCAGGCAAATTATTTAAACTCGATAAATTATTATACTTACAATATATTTCTAATATACCATTTGACAAATTATCCAAATTGTTTAATAAACAATGATTACATTTTAACGTAGTTATTGTGTCAGGTAAATTATTTAGCCTAATATTTTGATTACCACTACAATCTAAATATATAAGATTTATAGGCAGACCTTCTAGATGTCTTAATTTATTATTAGAACAATTTAATTTTTTTAAATTTGTATATCCTGTTAAATCCGGCAATTTACATAATTTCATATTTGAAATATCTAATTCAGTAATGCTAGAATAATTCACTGTTTCCATTTGTATTATATAACCTATTACTTATCACCAATTACCAATTACCTAATATTCTGTTTCCTTTTATTCAATAAAAACAAACAAAAACAAAAACAACAAACAATAAACTAGCAAATATAGTATTTATATTTTTAAACTAAAGAATTTATCGTCTTAATATTCAATAATAAAATTTATTTTTTTTTATTATTTACAATGTATCCCTTAAACGATTATTGGCGTTTTAACGCCATAAATTAGGGATGCAATATAGGTGGATGTGGCTTCGCCACATGACCACCGCTATCCTTTAACCGTTTTGGATTTTTTAAAAATTCAAAACCAGTTAAAGGATATAAAAAAATATTATTATAATTATATATCGAGATATTTAAATATAATAGTGAAATAAAAAATGCCTGCAGTTGCTAGTAAGGAATTATCTGTATCTAAACCTGCACGTAAAGGTGCAAGAAAGACTAAGGGATGTGTATGTGGTGCCGTGCAACATCCTAGTTTCGGTTTGCCTAGTGAAGGTATTATGAAATGCTGTTCTAATTGCAAGACTAGTGATATGATTGCTTTATTTAAGAAACTTTGCCAATGTGGAAAATGCAGTCCAACTTATAATTTACCAGGTGAAAAAGTAGGTATTTGCTGTAAATCGTGTAAATTACCTCAAATGGTTAATATCAAGGATAAAAAATGCTTTTGTGGTAGAGTGGTTCCAATATTTGGATTAGATGGTGGAAAACCAACGCACTGTATTAAATGCAAGACTAGTGATATGATAGATTTAGTTAATCGTAATAAAATGTGCGAATGTGGTAAGGCCAGGGCTACTCTTAATTATCCAGGTGAGAATAAAGCTAAGCACTGTGATTCCTGTAAAAAAGATGGTATGATTAATGTAATTGATAAAAAATGTAAGTGCTGTAAAAGCCAACCGACTTTTGGTTTTGAAAATATAGGTAAGGCTGTATGTTGTAATGAATGTAAAGAGAACAACATGATAGATGTTCGTAATACTGGTAAAATGTGTATTAAATGTAAGAAAACGCGCGCTACATATGATATTGAAGGTGCTGAAAAAGCTAGATTTTGTCAAGCTTGTAAAGATGATTCTATGATAGATTTATGTCATACTGAGTGTAAAGGATATAATAATGAGTTATGTCCTTTTAATTATCGTGCAGATGATAAATATGATGGATATTGTTCTCAATGTTTTAAACGTGGATTTTCTAATGACCCTCGTGTTTTACAAATGAAACAAAAAACAAAAGAAATAAAAGTTCGTGATTTTATAAATACCCATTTTGAAGGTTTTATTCACGATAAACCATTATGGACAACCCATTGTGATTGTAGTATTAGACGTCGCATTGACCATAGATTATTAATTGATAATACATTATTAGTAGTAGAAACTGATGAAAATCAACACAAGAATTATGATGAAATGGATGAACAAATAAGATATGATGATTTATATATGGCATTTTCTGGTAAATGGATTTATATTCGTTTTAATCCAGATAAATATAAAAATTCAAAAGGAAAGTTGCGAAATACTAAGATAGATGATAGATTACTAACTCTAAAGCGTGAAATTGAAAAACAAATACTTAGAATAAAAAATGATATGAACGCTGAAATATTGGAACGTGTCTATTTATATTACGATGGATACGAACATATTGATGGCTAGCCAAAGAACTTATCCAATGATAACTGCTTCGTTTTCTTAACCCGTATTTCATGATTCTCTTGTTTTTTCATTTTTATTAGTTGGTTTTGATTATCTTCTTCTAGAATAGATTCTTGTGGTTTAAACCATTCGTCAATAGTCCTTGCATTTGATGTTTTCATCTGTGCGTACTCTATTAAAGGCTGGAAAACGAGTTTCTGAACCATTTTTGCTTTCAACTCCTTAATCTTCTTTTCGGTCTTAGGTTCAATATGATGTGGTTCATCCTTATATTTTTCACTATATTTATTATACCATATATTATATATTTCTTCATAATAGCCTCTTCCATAGGGAAAGTTGGGTAATTTTTCCACAACAAGTTCAAATAATTGGCTTACCGGTTTCATTATCTGATTTAGTATATATTTCTCATAATCTACTTTCAACTTGTTTTTGCGGACGTATTCCACGTGTTCTATACGATCGCCTTGTAAATACTCTATTCCAGGTTCTTCTTTAATCTTAATAAATACATAGGGAATACGCTCATTGGATTGTGGCTTATTTCCTGGGTCGCGCTCGCCCATACGGTCTGCTAATACCTTATGAGCTATACTTTCTGGGTCTGCATAATAAGCACTTAGCGTCTTAGATATTACAAACATATTCATATCAAAAGCACCATCCACCATCTTCTTGCATTCATTTTGAACGTATTCTATAGCCTTTGGAATATTCTTATCTTTTACTAAAGAATCTAGCACACCAATATAACAATGCTTAAGAATTGGCGCATTATCACGCCGTTTAAGAATGAGACCCATAGATAATTGCTTATACTTCGTTGGGTCATCCTCATATTTCAATGCGAAATAACGTTTCTTAGATATTAAAATGAATGGAAACAGCACCTTTTCATACGCAAGAGCGTGAACACCGGGCAAATTTTTTTTTATTTTTTTTTCTGCTTCTTGTCCTATCTGAATTGCTAGGCTTATTTTTTCAAGGTCATTTGCAGGTGGTGTACCGTCTGGCTGTAAAAGACTGAACTTTATGAACGTCGAATCGGTGTCAGAATAAATTACCATACAATTCTTATAGTTTTCCCGCATAAACGCCATAGCTTTGGTAATCATCATTCTCCCCCCCGCCGTTGTACTGGCAGCGATCTGTGGTTTATACATTTTACTAGTGCGGGCGCCGATTTGTCCATAGACAGAATTTGCCGTAACCTTATATGCTAGTTGTAAACCATCATACAGGGCTTTCTTGAAGGGGTCGGGTTCGGCGTCCATTTGTTTTTTAGTTGCTTTCCGTGAAGCAAGCAATCCCATTAGAATACGGGGAATCAAGCCCTTACGACCATCGGGATATTGTACGAATCGCACTGTCGTAGTGCCACATTTCCGTTTGCCTTTGCTCCGTTTCTTGGGGTCAATCCATTCGAAATTATCATAGGAACGGTCTAGATAGGATAGTCCGAGTTGTTCCAAGTGCCGAGCGCCGGATTCACCTAGCCAATATGGATCTTCACAAATTCGGTCATGGGATAAGTCGCTAGTAATCATTTCACTAGGATATAGGGAACTGAAGTCTAGGACTGTAATCGGGTCTTCGGTGTAGATATCCGTCACGGGTTTCAATACTAGAGCACCTTCATAACTTTCATCTGTCATTATAATCCGATTGAAATCCTTAGGTAATTTGAATCGCATTTGCGAGGGATGGATATCTGGTTTCACTTTTTCCGATTTAGTTATATCTTGTTCTTGCTTTGATTTTTCTCTAGCAGATATGCTAGAATTTGATTCATCTTGAGAATCTTCTTCTTCAGAATCTTCATTATTAGAATCAGCTTCGTGTTCAATATTTGCTGTGGTAGTATTATCATCACCATCTAATAAATCATCCCCATCATCGCGTTCCCTTTGTTGTGCGGTTTGAGTATGTGCTAGCCGGGTTGAATCATCTACTTCTAGTTCTTCTGGTTCTATCCGTTCTAAAACCGGTAATAAGAAATCTTCCTTTGCACATTCATTTGTAATGAGACTGAATGCCTTGATACCTTGACCTCGCAAGAAGATATAGGAAAATGGCACTAGACACACATTAGACATACCAAAATTATTATTGATTACCTCTAGCTTTCGCAGCAATCGGATTAGTAGCGCACAATCCTGAATACAATATTTGGCAATAGTTGCTCGGTCGGCGGCACTACCCTTCTGTAGCCGGAAAATGTCTTGAGGTGATACGTCATCCTTACCTAGCCCCCACATTGGCACGCTAGTCAAGCACGCCCGCGGCACTGGACGGTCAAGCACAATCTTACCAGTATCTTTATGAACTTCTAGAATCTTGAACTTTTCACCATCATTTAATTTGGCAGTTGTAGCTGCCATACTAATCACTATGAAATTTCCTTCTTCTAATTCACGGATATTATCCACTTTAATCACTGCAGAATGTGAATCTTCCGGGTTTGCTAGAATAACATCTTTAATTTTACCAGAAATATAGAATTCCGCAACACTATCTAATTTATAAGAAGGTAGTTTTGTCAATGATGCCTGGCACACTTTCAATAAATCAATTTGAACCCTCCCGGGCATATTGAAGTAATACAGAAAGTTATCACCTAATGCACTGCTAGAGAGTTTCTTATTCACTATTCCACCTTTAGCCTCTGGAACCCGTTTTATAATATCAGTTTCAAATCGTCCTAGGTTGATGAATTTCTGATAATTGGGATTAGTCTCTAGTGTCTTCATATCTTCTCGGGTGAGTGTGATACGGTCCGTAGTATGACAGAGATCAGTAATACGGTCATACATAAAAGACTCATCAAAACCAAATGTATTATATCCAATAATTATATCCGGATCATGTTCATCTATTAATTTTGCCCATTCTAGAAGGACATCACGTTCCTCAGTCCTAGAAATTACTTCACACGATTGGTTTCCTACTTTAAATGGCTCGCAGGATTTCAAAGTGATAATATTATTATGAGTTATAGTGGGATCACCATACCTCCAGAAAACAGTACCAATCTGAATTACTGTATCACCCTTTGCAAATCCAAAAGCCCGGTTAAGCTCGTGATTAACAAAGCGTACCATCGTTTCCTTAGTAATTATCTTGGCTTGTAAATCGCGTTCGGGTATCTTGTATTTGCGTGCGGTGGTGTTAATTAGGGAGACAAGGTCATCCATATTGAACCGCGGATTATTCTTAATCTTAGCCTCTTCGGAAAATGCCACTTCCTTTTGTGCCTTTTTCATAATAGTATTTGCCTTAATCTTCTTAATTGGATTATTGCAAATATTATATATACGTGCCAACATTGCCTGATAATCAGACGTGGGATTATTAACAAACATCTTGGCTTGCATAGTACGTTTCAGATATATGAAATCCACTTCATCATCCACTGTTTCAAATTGCGGATATTTAAGTGCTTTCTTAATCCGTTGATCAAAGAATTTCGTAGTCTGGGCTATATTTTGTTTTGCTTGGATATACTTAGCTACTTCACGATAATAGACTAGCAATTTAGACGGTTGCACAATGCCTTCAATAGTAGCTGTTTGAATTTCTAACAATTCTGCTAGAGCAGGTAGTACTTGTTGTAAAATAGCAGAGTCATGAATAGGGTCCTTTTTATCGATGTATTGAATTGGTTCTAGCTCTTGTATATTGTTTTCTTGGTTTTGAACTTGTGTCTTAGCCCTTGATTTCATTAATGCTGAGTAAGCGGATTCATATTGTCGTCGTTCAATGGTACGCTGGTCGCGAATCCAAGTGATAACGAGCTGATTAGATAGCTTCTTACAATCTTTCTTGGCAATAGGAAAATCACCATGGCTAGAATCAGCTTCAATATCAAATGATGCAATCAAAAGAGGCGGAATTTCAACCTTATCCAATGGTTGTACATCATTCCAATCACAAGAGATATTTATCTGGCATTTGGATTGTCGGGATTCAATCTTAAATCGGCCAGGGCTAATATGAATCCAGCTAGATGGTTTAATTTTCTTATCGTGCATAAATCGCAATACTGGTTCCAAATCACTTTCAAATAGATTATACTTAATGGGATTCTTGGGATTCTTATGGCCTTCGATTGGTAATTTAACTGCTGATTTTAAAAAGCGTTCGATGAATTGATATCCCAGTTTAGATTTGAATGCTAGTTTAGCAAATGGAAATTTTTGTTCATTCATAAATGTCCAAAATACTTTTTTGTGTATAATACTAGACTTGCTAGGAACTACTGCATCCTTATAATATCGTGAATTAAATTTAATAAGTTCAGTGGCTTTGAAATCCTTTTTAGAAATAGCATCATTATAGTTTTCAATATCAGCAGAATCATAATCATCACAATCTGCTGCATCAAATGCTTTTAAGAAATCTGCTGTCTGGTTTGGGGTAAATTCATCTGGTATTTGTACGAAGAAATACGGCAGATAATTCTTGATACGCAGGCAAATTGAATGGCCTTTTGCAGTAACACCAAATATGAAAATAGTATATGACTTATTATGTTCTTGATTTAAATATGATTCTTTGCGTTCAATCTGGACGTCAGAAAGTAAATCGCATTCATACCAATCTAGGGCAATAAATTCTAGGGCTTCAGATGTTGTCTGTTCTACTGATTCCCGTTTACGTGGTATGTATGCGGGCATCATTATGCTGTGTTATTCTTATATTCTTTGATGTATTATTTTTAAAGATAAAGATAATAAAAAACAAAAAGAAAATCAAAATAAAAATCAATTTTTAGAAATGCTTAATTTAGTGTAAAACTGCCTTCCTTAATAAGAAGGGCAGTATATTGGCACAAAGTATCCAAATATATCTCATAGTCTAGAAAATTAGCGAGCAGCAAGAATCGCTTGAGTAGATCTTGAGTAATGGCACTGTCCTTTAAATCTTGGATTATGAGGGGATTCATAGCCGCCAACTTAAAGAACAAGTTTAGTTCTTCGTGAGTAAAATCGATTGGCACCTGATTTGCATCATTTATACGAGGGATAAAGAATGATGCCTCCTCTGGACAATCCTCTTTAATATCACGAAATAAACGGAATAGTTGAAGCACCCACATTGGAACTTCTACTTGAACTACGGCCTCGCCAGTTCCATATTTGCAAACGACTAGCTCAACAGCTGGTTGTATTGGGATTTCTTCGCCATCATAGTCAGTGCGTACAGCAGCAGCAGCCATTTTATGTGTGGAAAATGCTTGTGGTTGAATTATATTTTGTATATACTCTATAACAAATCAATTTTTTTTAAATATTATTTTTTTTTTCTATTTCTTCTCACATTTAGAAACTAACTAGAAACTAACTAGAAACTAACTAGAAACTAACTAGAAACTAAAATAATAGCGATTGAAATAATAATGTGAGAGAATTATAATAAATGCCGCTAGAAAGATAAAACACCATATCTTAGTAGTTTCTTTTTCCTCTTTGGATTGTCGATTATCGCGGATATTCACCTTAATAAATGGTGATTGTGGTGTTAGATTACTATATATATCTAGCACTTGAGCTACTGATAATTCTGGTTTGCCTAGAGACTTATTTACAAAATTATGTACTTGAATTACCCATTTAATAATAGATGAACGTGAATCTAGATGCGGTGATATGGGATAACGAGTTATAAATTCACGATAATGCTTCCGACAATCTTGACAAGGGATTACATCTTTAAGTGATGTATAGAAATCATGATATATTCGTTTGTCATATTCACTAGGTTGTTGTGGATATTCGAATGAAATGATATGCATAATATACCATAAATGCGGTCCCCATATTGATGGTAACATTCTAGATAGTAGTTATATACTATAATCTAGAGTTAAAAATAATCCAAAAATAAATTAATAAATTACAATCTAAATCTAAATCTAAATCTAGAGAAGGTTTATAAATTTCGGATACATCATAAAATAAATTACTTTTATAACATTATAATCGCAAATCTTATTGAAGTGTGGAATTAAATAATATAAATAATTTTTACTAGTAAGAAGCAGAATATATAATCTAAAGATGGCAAATCAAACTTTTATTAAATTTGAATTTAATAATAATGTAGTAGATAGAGACAAAGATAAATCTAAAAATAATCACGATAATCACGATAATATAAATCAATTAATTGCAAATGAGATTCAAGAATACAATGACGGTGTTGGTGGCAAATGTAATAATGAGATAATTTGTTCACATTGTTTGAAACCGGGGCATATCATAAATACTTGTCCGAGTGCTGTAGTATCATATGGGCTCATCTGTTATCATCAAAAACAGATTATAGTTGATGCTAGCGGTCAGTCTAATAATTTCTTTAATAAAAGAACTAGAAAGCATGGATTTGCACGTCGTGGTAATTATAATTATAATCCTAATTCTAATTCTAATTTTAGAAAGGCTCATAATTTACCTAAAATAAAAATATTAAAAAGGAATGAAACACTTAACCACACGCTTAAAAATATGCTAGGGCTTACTAGTGCAGATAATGATATAGATGATTATAATCTAGGTGCTGCAAATAATAATGTAGATAATGCAGATAGTGCAGATATAGTTAATGAAGATTATGAACTAGAGGACTATCATGAAAATGAATACGTTCAAGGTGATTGTGATAATAAGGATACTGAAAAAGAATTAAAAAAACTAATAAATACTTATAAGGTGGTCTTAGTACAACGTCGTAATACCATTGGATTCATTGAATTTATGCGTGGTAAGTATGAAGTGGATAATCACGAATACATTATTAAATTATTTAATATGCTATCATTTGATGAAAAACGAATCCTACGTGAGTATGAGGCTTTTGATGCCATTCGCAAAATTATTGGATTGGGTAGAGAAAATATATATAAGAAGGAATATGATGATTCTAAAGCTAAATTTGAAGCATTACGAAATCATGCGGATGGTAATATGATATTCAAATTGCTAGATAGAAGTATCACCCGTTGGAATTCACCGGAATGGGGTGTTCCCAAAGGTCGTCGTAAGGTATGGATACCACACGGATTTGGGGCAAATTGGGCAAATGGTTCTAGTAGTGCAGGTAATGGCGGATGTGGAGAAATAGATATAGATTGTGCAGTAAGAGAATTTGTAGAGGAAACCGGAATCAAGTATAAAAACTTAGTAGTATATCGTAATGTTAAACCATTAGAAGAATTATATAAAGGGATTAATGGTGTTTTATATAAGCATGTTTACTACTTGGCAATTGTAAAAGATACAGAAGAAGCTAGGGCTAATGTAGAAAATGTTGAGCGTGGCGGCCAATATAACTTCGAAGTTAGTAATGTTAAATGTTTTGGATTGAGTGAATGCCATCGTATAATCCGGCCTTATTATGTCAGTAAGCTTAATGTTATAAAGAAGGGATTCCAACTTATTAATTGTATTAATCAGTATTTTGAATGATATTGGAATTTATAGATTTGTATTATTTTTTCTATTTTTATGTTTTCTATTTTATGTTTTTCTATGTTATGTTTTCTATGTTATGTTTTCTAATATCTATTTTATCTACTCAGCTCTTGTGTGTTTTATAATCATAGCATCTCTAGAAGCACCTACACCTATCCATTGAATGGGTATGCCTAGTAATTCTTCTATCCGTGATATATATTTCTTGGCCGCAGTGGGTAATTGTTCATATTCACGAATATGAGTTGTAGGTTGTAACCAACCCGGGAATGTTTCATATATAACTATTGCGCGTGCAAGGTCTTCTAGAGATGCAGGAAAGTTGGTTTGTTCCTCTAGAATGTCGAATGAGTAATCTGCAATTTCTGAAGTAGTGCTACTAGGCAGATAATATTTAGTAGCTATTTTAATTTCGGGGAATGTATCTAGCACATCTAATTTAGTCATACAGATACGTGCCGCTCCGCTAGGGGTGCCATTAATCATAAGCGCCCATTTAATCATTGGTATATCTAGCCACCCACAACGCCGAGTTCGTCCAGTAGTAGTTCCATATTCATGTCCGATTAGTTGCAATTGGGAACCGAGGGATGTAGGTGTATCCGCAGGTAATTCAGTCGGAAAAGGTCCATTGCCAACACGCGTAGTATATGTCTTGATTACGTAATTGATACCAGTAATATAATGTGGTGGTATTCCTAGACCAGAACAAATGGCACCAATAGTGCAAGTAGTCGCGGTGCAATATGGATAGACGCCAAAATCTACGTCCAATAAGGCTGCCTGGGCGCCTTCTACTAATATTTTTGTTGGTCTTTTGTATTGCCCTTTAGATTTATTATTTAATGGGGAAAGGGCTTTATTAAGGTAAGATACGGTATCACAAATCATAGGTTTGTAATAAGACGCGTGTTCTAGAAGTGTTGTTGTAATTTCTTCCGGCGTGGGAAGAGTTGCTATAGATTGATTAGTAGTGCTAGAGTGCGACAAACTAGCTAACTCATCCAAAAGAAGTTTCACCTTCGGTAATAATTCTTGTCGGGTTAGAAATAGGTCGCACATTCGCAAACCTACTCTCAAAGCTTTAGTGGCATATACTGGTCCCATACCTTGTTTAGTAGTACCGATAGATGTACCGGTCGGGGATTTAGCATTTTCTCTAGCACCATCTGCTAGTTTATGTATTGGAAGTACTATATGTGCCCTATTAGAAATTAGCAATCGAGAAGAGAGATTCTGAGTTGCTTTGTTATTGAAATCTACTGATTGGATTGTTGCTATCTCATCACGAAGGTCTTCTAGATTTATTACACATCCATTACCAATTACGGCGATGGTATTAGGATTAAGAATACCAGATGGCACCATATGAAAAGCATAAGTGTGTTCACCCACTACTACTTTATGACCAGCATTTCCACCAGAATTACACCTAGCTACTATATCGTAATCCGCAGCTAGAATATCAATCAACCGGCCCTTACCTTCATCACCTAATTGGGCACCTAGGACTATATCTACACACGGGTTCTGCATTATAAACTGGATATGTACAATATGCTAGAGTTATATTTGATATTATACATATCATAAAAACGGAAAAGATGAAAAAAATGATAAAATTATTCATTCAGTATTATTAAAATTAACATTTTCAAAAACAGATTCAGCTATTCTCTTAGTTCTAGCTTTATCATCTTTCTTATTTGCTTCAATTGCCTTATTTCTTAACCTATAAAGTAACTTTGAATTTCCATTTCCAGATGATGCACTATTATCGTGAGCTCCATTACGCCCGCGATAGTAATATTCATTTATGATATCATCACGTTTATCTTCTTCATCATATATAGCTTTCTTTATAATCTTCTTTGCCTCGGGATTGGTTTTCAAATCTTTTATTATCTTTTCAATACTATGTTTAATATCTTTATTACGAAATGCGAAATCCATCAGTCTAAGTATGCAACTCTTAGTAGTCTTATTCATCAAACCAGTTCCATCATATAAAATGGAATCTTGATACTCAACTAGCTTTTTCATATACTTAATTAATTCATCTTTATTCAAATGTTCTCGATATTGATAAAATAATAAAATACAAGTATCTTCTAGCAGTCTTTTGAATTGTATTACAAAATCCTTTTCATCAATCCTCTCTATTTCCATATTTTTACTTAAGAATGATATGATTTGTTTATTCAGATTATATTTATAAAAACTAATGTTTGATAACTGCCTATTGAAAACTAGATTACATAATTTATCCATCAATGTGGATGTATCAGAAAATATATATTTGAAATCTTTCAATGTAATATGTTCTATAGATTCTAATCCAAATGGATTTATACCTAATGTGATATTATTGATATTGGTTATATGATTTGTTATGTTATTAGTAATAGAAGCATCCACTGCAACATTGCTATACTGAATAGTACTATCAGATAAAATATTTCCAGTTGTATTAGTAATTATTATATCTGGTTCTTCTGTAGTTGCTTCTAGTTTCATAGTGCAACGGTTTAGCTTATGATGTTTGTGGAGACTTTGTTTGTGTGCAAACTCTACACCACAATCGCCACATTTATATTCTATCTTATTTACTAAATTTGATTCATTAATTGCTTCTTCTTTATCATTAAGATATGCACGAATTAATGCCATAGTTTCTGATGAAAAATCTGGTCTATCAATTATATTTTTTATAGCATCAAATAACTCCAATGGATTTATGTCATCTATAGCATCAGATTGCGGTTTGCACGGATTTTTACGCTTTTTATGCCTAGCAAGATGTGTTTTAGATTGAAAACCTTTCTGACAAACATCACAAGTATTCTCATTGCTAGATACCAATACTGATTTATCTTCTGACATTTTATTTTATTTTTTTAATTACTTTCTAGATATCTATTTTATATTTATTTATATTTTATTTATATTTTATTTCTACTATTCTAAACCCAAAAATATAAATTGAAGAAACTAAATAATAGAAATATTTATAGATTCTATGTTTTTATAATTCTAGAATACCTAAAATTATTTAAGGAATATTGAATTTAACCCAAGCGAACACCTATTTCAACTCCTATGCTTTGGCTTCTACATCTGGCTTCTCTTAATCTCTACAATTTTTCTTAAAGGCTGTTTAGAAATATTAGTGATTCGGGTTGGCTGGCTTAGAGATTGTAGAATTTATTTTGCAGGCTTCTCTGAATCGTAGTCCTGGCTTCAAAATCATTGAAAAATGAGTTGTGGTGTGGGTGGCTTGGCTTCATTATTTTTCATTTTTTCTTTTTTTTTTCTCGGGCGCGCGTGCGTAAGTATAAACAACAAAAAATAATTTAAAAATTTATATATTATCATACGTTACATAATTTTTCATAAAAATAATTTTCCGCCCATTTTGAAAACTACAATTTTTAATTACATTGTAGTTGAAGCCGCGGGAGGGGGGAGCGAAAAAGCTCTATTTTTTAAGACCAAAAACAAGTTTTTTCTGTGATAATTTTTTTAATATGAGCGGGATATTGAGTTTTGCAGACCACCCCAACTTTTTTTTGAGCCACGGTCGGCATTCTTAAAATTCCACTCATATACCTTTTATAAGTCCTATTTGTGTCTTCATCATTTGCTTTGATGAGTGTATATATAATATAAATGACTGATAATTGGATATGGTTTATTAAACTTGCAAATCTCTAGAAATCCTGTCGGATATGATTTTTCAAATTGAATAATCATACTTTACTGGCTTTAGAGGATAGACTACGTGTGATATTCAATCTAAGTATCACTTTTGACTAGTCAGAAATCTTTACTACAAAGCGATAGAAGCCAGGTATCAAAATATGATTATTCTATTTATAAAAATCATACTTTGCTAAAAAAATTGAATTTAGAATGTCAAACTATGCGAATAATAATAATAATACATACTTGCAATGACAAAATCTCTAGGAACACGTGATTATCTCGAAGAATTTTATAAATTAGATTTTAATGATAGGCAAGAGCCAGGGACAGAATTAATGTCTAACCAATTAGGATATTTTATGTTTGATGTGCTAAAGCTAGATGCCTATACAGGTAATATCCACATAGTTAATAATCTCTATAAAACGAAAAAAATATACTTACACGGTGATTATTCATATGTCAACGCTGCTCTAGAGGCCTTAATTGAAAATGGATTGCATTTGCAAGTTATTATGCTAGATATAGAAATCGGCAATTGGGATAGTATTCATATTTCCTGGAAATTGCTCCCATATTTTACAAATCTTAAATTACTATATATAGATGGATGTAATAGTTCACGAGCTAAAACAAATATTCCCGATATTACCGCATATTTACCGAAGTCTCTAGAAGCATTATCTATAGTAGATATGCCATATTATAATGAACCAATCAGTCAGCAGATGAGTACAAGTAATCTAAAAGTAATTAAATTATCAGGACTTACATTTAATCAGGAATTAGGAGCGTTACCTCCTATGCTAGAAACTCTGATTATCGAATCTGGCGCCTTTAATCAAAGAATGGAGAATTTACCTAGCAGTTTGAAACATTTGATATTGCTTTGTCCGCAATTTCGTATGCCTCTAGATTCATTACCACACGGTCTAGAATACTTCACCGGGTTATATTTTAACTGTTTCATTTATCCAGAAGATTCTTATGGATTGGAAATCGTGAATTTACCTAACAGTATTAAATCAATATTGCTAGATGCACACTTATATGACAAACAAAAAGAAATTCTTAAAAGTACATATGCAGATTGTAAAATTGAATGCTATGAAGATTTCAATAATTTTGAATTTATCTTTAAGAATCTATTAGATAGTATGGGATAACTAGTTTCTTAGCGTAATAATTAAGTTTTTTATGACTTAAAAAAAATACTAATATTAAATAGGAATATACTTACCTTTAACAATGTGTGGTAATTCTGTAAACTGTGATTACTTAACACAAGTAAAGCAATATAGAAAAGAATATTATAAAAAAAATAAGGACAAACTAAATAAGTTTACTAATGAATATTATACTAATAATAAAGAACACCTTTTAGAATTACAAAAGAATTATAGAATAAGTAATAATGAAATACTAAAAGCTATGCGCAATCAAAAGTATAATTGTGAATGTGGAGGTAAATATA